GTTGAATTTCTCAAGAGCAGCCGCAAGCCTATCTACAGCCAACGACAGAGTGGCGTCAGGGTAGAACTGAATGGCTGGGGAGGGCGTGTAGTGCGGAAGATTGTTTGGATTAACGTGGTACTGCCAAATGGGATCACCACAGGCTGCTGAGTTATTGTTGGAGATCAAGCAGAGTCCTTTCGGTGGAACATATCGAGGAGCTTATTAATAACGTCAGGCCCTGAAGCCTGAGCGCGTGCCGCGTTCGCTGGGTCGATGAAGCCTCCGTTCATGGGGTCCTGCATCATTGCAGCGTTGCGGGCGAAGAAGCCCATGGGAGGCTCTTGAGTAGGAGCCTCGGGAGGCCTTGGTTGCGGTAGAGGCACTGCAGGAGCCGGGGCCTGTGCAATGGGAGCCTGCGCCGTCTGTGCCTGTGCTGAGAGCGTAGCGGCAGGAGGCGTCATGTCTACCTGGGGAGGCGTAAGCGCCGCAGGCGCGGCAGGAGGCGCAGGCAGCATAGGAGCCGCCGTACCCGCCTGAGGAGCGAACTGGTCCCACCCACGGGCCACACGGCCTGCAGGGGTTCGGTTATGAGCGGCTACTGCAGCGTGGAGTTTCTGCAGAGCCGTCATGTCTTCTTTGGAGTTGTCGGGTCGAGTCCCAGTACCATCGGCCACCGAGAGCATGCTCAGTGAGGGTAAGCCAAACATTCGGTGTCCTTAGGTTAGTTTCTGGGAGCCACAATGGCCTTCTCAGCCGCAGGAGGAGCCTTCTCAAGCATGATCATCTCACGCTCTCCGATGTCTATCTTCGCTGCAGTTTCGAGGTCATGGCGGTCGTTGGTGCGGTCATGGTCCATCGCGGTTAGCTTAAGCTTCGCTTTGTCCACGTTGATGCGTTCGCTATCGATAGCGAGCAGCTTCTGGTTCTTGTCGCCTGCGGCCTGTCCCTGCTGGAGGGCTGCGGTCGCGAGCTTGTCCTTGATCTCCAGCTCCTTGGTCTTGAAGGGGTCTGGGGGTGCCGGTTGGGTCTTGGAAGGCTCAGTGAGATACATATCAGCGCGCGGAAGACGAGCAGCCTTGAGGCCGTCCATCACCATGTTGTACTTGTTCTCTAGCGTGAAGATTTGTGCGAGTGATGGGTCTTTAGTCATCTTTTCGTACGTCTGGCTGATCGTGGCGGCCAGCTTGTCCTTCTCACCGTACCCTAAGTGCAAGGACACAGTGCATGTCTTGCGCTCTGTCCAGTCCTGAGGATTGACCGTGATGGGTCCCCCAGCGACGTCAATGATCTTCTGCTTCACCTCGTGTACGAGAGTAAGCCGAATAACTTCAAGGAGAAGAGGCACAAAGAAGCCGTATGCGAAATTTCTCGCAGCAATCTTCGCTCTCTGGCCTGAAGCCTTCATCATGCTGTCGATCAGCGCGGAAGAGTTCTGAGTGGACACCGCGTCCTTGTTGATGCCAGCCGAGAGGGCCGAGACACCAGTGGACTTATCGTTGTTGTCCGTCAGCAACTGGAGCACGTTGAGGACGTAGGGATTGAGATTATTTTGAGCTAGCGGCGTGACAGTCTCAGGGCGACGTACGTTAACGAGGCCTCCCATCCTGTTCTCAAGCAACTCACGAGGGTTCATGAGCCCGCCGTTGACGACTTGCCAGCGCGGGTTGGTGCTGATTGCAGTATGGTCCAGAACTCCGCGCATCAGAACGGTTCTCGCGTTCTGCGTAGGTATCACACGAGCGGCAAAAGAGTTTCCGTAGAACAGATGCGGGATCGGAAGAGGCACGTAGCAAATGAACGGGGCCTTATCGACCTCTTCAGGGTCTTCAAGCATCGTGTCACCAACGTGGCAGACCTTATAAAGCCTAACGCCTTTGGCCTTGTCTATCTGCATTCGCACGTAGGACTCGTAGAGCAGCACCATCTCAAGCTCTTCTTGGATGGGGTCGTTGTTAGCTTGTACGCTTTCAACAGGCTCGTTACGAGCTAGAGCTTCCGGACTAAAATCAACATTCTTAGGATCATCAGATCGAAGATCACGGACCTTCTTCTTGTCGTATCCAGCGTCGATCAGTTCCGCTTTGGTCTTGAGCGTGCGGTGGCCGCAATAGACGGCCTTCTCAATGCTGGTGGACCTGGGAGCAATCAAGAACTCTTCAGGAGCGATGGCGTCACAAGTGACCTTGGAACAGTCCTTCTTGCGCGTCAGCGTTCCAGCGTAGGTGTCGGTCTCTGGATCGTGGGTGCCATCAAACTCATGGACCTCATCGTGAGAGGCCGTGGCGTGGGCGTCGTTATAGGAGAGACCTTCGAACGTCTCATCGCTTTTGTCTTCAATGGTCTCCCAGTAAACCTTAGCGATACCTGCGCGGGACATGAGCCCGTCGTGGATGACGCTGTTGAACAGTTGGTGGCCTGGGTTTTGCTGGAAGATAACGTAGGAAGCGTAAGCTGTAGCAGCCCGACACGCTTCTGAGTTCATCGCCTGATCAGCATCAAACTGGGCGATGTCTTCTCCGCCGCTGAATGTTTCTAGCAGTGTAGCTTTGAGCGTTTCAACTGCATCGTAGACATCTGTACTAATATAAGAGGACGAGCCATCATTCTGTCTCTTGGGGTATGATCCGTTGTAATATTGGATCGTACGCTCCCTCTCACGGCTGAGGCGCGAGTCAAACCAACCAACACTCTCAGCAGCCTTTGCGCTCACGCGCGTCATGATCTCCGCGTCACTGAGTGCGGTTGGTTTCTTGGACATTATTTTCCTAGATAGGTGATTGCGCTCGCAAGCGTGGTTGGGTTGTCTTTGAACAGCCCGAGAGCCGTGTTACAGCCGTGACAAAGGATGCCCCGCACAGCACCTGAAGTATGGCAATGGTCAGTGTGCCAATCTCTCTGTCCAGACTTCTCAGCTTGGCAGACAGCGCACACACCACCCTGGGCAAGCAGCATGGCGTCTCGCTGATCCAGAGTTATTCCATAGGCGTGTTTAAGACGTATGCTTTTCTGTTTGTCAGGGTTCGCGTCTCGCCATGATTTAATCCTGGCTGCGTTTGCTTCCTTACCAACGCTTTCGCGATAGAGTTTGTTGACGGCAGCAGCTTCAGATTTATGGTCACGACGATACTGTTTATCGTATTCTCGTTTTCTTGCAGCCGCGTCAGATGGCGCGGACGTAACAGTCATCGTTGAACAAGACAGGGACGAATTTTCCTTCGTGAACGTATAGGGCCAGCGCAAGCGCAATAACGCTATCGTCGTGGGCACCGCCTTCGGCTTCAAGCTTGCCGCTCTCGGTTACTACGAACGTTTGCATTTCGTTTAGGGTGGTTATGTCGTTGATGACAATCTCTCCGCTCTTAAAAGATGAGCGAAGCTTATCGATCAGAAGCGGCTTGGTAGCTTCTGAAGTGAAGAAGCCTAAGCGTATTGTATCCTTGCCGTCGTCTAGTGTGCCTTCAACAACGTCAGTGTATAAAGCCGGATAAAGTAAATCTCGGAGGGTGACACACGTCACGAGTCCATGGTTATTCCGTTCTGGGGCTATCAAAGCCGTGTGGTAGTGAAACCCAAGAGTCGCAAGAACCTTCGCGAAGTAGTCGGGATGCACAACACCACGCCACGTAGCGACGAGGTTCATCTGACTGTCGAGTATCTGCGCGCAGGATGGATCACCACCACGCACGCCCATACCAACGTCGGCACCAATCACGTAAGTCTCTTTTGGATCGCGCTCTAGGTAAATCGAAAGTTCACCACGAGAGTTCTCAACAAGACTTCCGATGTTGTCAGTGATGTTGTCGATGGTCATAGTTCGGATAACCCTAGGCTCTGCCTGAAGAGCAGCGAGTTGTTCAACGATCATCTTAGGTTCAAACACAGGACGACCAGTGCTAATGAACGCTTCATCAGGTGTCGCGGGATACTCCTGCATGAACAGGTCCTCGCTGCTATTGGCAATCTTGCGCCTACGCCATACTAGTTGTTCGTTGCAGTTGAGGCCGTCATCACCGAAGCGTTTTATCAGCGTCTCTTCAGCAGGTGAGCGCTCGAAGTCCGTTGGTACCTCATCAGAGGGCACACGATATTCATCAGACTCAAACCACGCTGAGAAGAACGGGATGTAACCCGTGCTCCCATTGGCTGCTCCAACCCACGCTTCACGAAACTTACCGATCATGCCTTGCGCGGTGCTCTCGATGAACACTGCAGTGCCCCGTTCGTCTGGGACGGCTTGGATCAGTCCGTTGAAGTTGGCTTTAGCAAACCCAGGAGGCCAGAAGGCCACTTCAGACAAATGACAGACCTGCAACGTGTCACCACGAGCAACGCCGCGTCCACCAGCGGTGGCGATGCGGAGTGAGCTGTCGAGCACGTCGAACGTCAGTTCGTTCTTGGAGTTGTACTTGCTGTGGGGCTTAACGCTGTCAGGGACGTTATCGTGGACGCGTTTGTACATATCCCAAAGAGTAGCGGTGGCGTCAGCTTCATGGGCCATCACGAGGCCCTTCTGAGCCTTGCGCTGGGAAATCCACCAGTACTGCCACGCTGTCACCACAGTGCTCAGACCCTGCTGGCGTGCTTTAAGCACAACCATTCGGACATAGCCTCGCGTCTCCATCTGTTCGATGATGAGCTGGGCGAAACGGCGCTGCACTCGATTGAACACCAGATTTACGATGGTGCCCTTTTTAGTTCTAATCTTCACACAGTGGCGCGCGTAGAACTCGAACTCTTCGAGGAGTCGCTTGCGTGCGGCTTGGGCTTTATCCTTGCGTGCTTCAGTCTCGCTTGAGGACATCATCAGCAGCAATAGCGGCGAGCCAGTCTTCTGAGGTGTTGACGTTGATGGTGGCCTTCGAAGCAGGCTTAGCCCTAGTCCACTCAAGAACCGTACGGCCTGCAGCAATCTTAGTCTGCATGTTGCCTGGGCCCACGGCGATCACGTAAATCTCCCTGAGCGCAGCTTCAGCTTTCGCTTCATCGCTATCGGGGACCACAATCGCGGGAATGAGTTCTTCGTCTTTCATCTTCTGAATAAACCTGTCTGCCTTAAGGCGTGCTTCCGCCCATAGAGGAGCAGCGGTGGCCTTGGTCATCCCAGTGGGGACG